CTATGGATATTCTTATTATAGATGAAATATCTATGGTTAGACCTGATATGTTAGATGGTATAGATGCGTTACTTAGAAGTATACGTAAATCAGCATTGCCATTTGGTGGTGTACAAATGTTACTCATTGGAGATTTATATCAATTACCACCTATCATTACAAATAATGTAACAGATATATTTCAAGAAAAATACGGTACGAGTGATGTTTATTTTTTTGATTCAAACGCTTATAAAAAAGGTGGTTTTACTAAAATAGAGTTTACTAAAATCTATAGACAAGCTAATACAACTTTCATAAATCATTTGAATAATTTACGTGATAATAAAAATATACAAAAATCCATTAACTATTTTAATACTTGTAGAATAGAAGATGAAACAGCTTTAAAAGAAGCTACTACTATTACACCTTACAATAAACGAGCAGATGAAATAAATCAAGAAAAACTACAAGCTATAAATAGTATAAAGCATATCTATGACAGTGAAAAAACTGGCTCATTTTTAACTAGTAAAGAAAATACATATCCAGCACCAGATGAATTAATACTAAAAGAAGGCGCTCTTGTTATACTTAATAAAAATCATTTACCTGAATGGATTAATGGTTCAACTGGTATTATACAAGCTTTATATCCTGATGAAATCTATGTTAAGCTCATTTCAAATGGTGAAACGGTACGTGTAGAAAGAGAAGAATGGGAAAGTAAAGAATATGATACTGTAATTAAAAAAGTAATGAAACCTGTATATGAAACAGATATCGATGAAGAATTTGATGAACCTATTGACTACATAGAAGTAGAAGAAAAAGTAATTGAAGAGAATGTTACTGGTACTTTTAAACAATTTCCTATACAGCTTGGATATGCTCTTAGCATTCATAAAGCTCAAGGTAAAACACTTGATAAAGTTATCGTAGATTTAGCTCAAGGCGCTTTTGCACACGGTCAACTTTATGTAGCTCTTAGTCGTACAAAGAATAAAAATGATATGCATATTGTTGGTATAATACGTCCAAAAGACAATATTATAAGTCAACGTGTTATAGACTTCATGCAAGATGCTGTATAGAAATGCATCAGATGACCAAGGGATATGCATGAAGAGCTAAAACGAGAAAGACTATAGCAAAGAATTATACTAATCTAGAAACTCATCTAATGTGAAGAATTCTAACCAGTTGAGATTGTTTTTACGAGCTGTTTCACGCTTAAGAGGATCTCTTACTGTCCATACGTTTATTGCTATTTCATAGAATCTTATCGTTTGATGCAATATGTTCTTGGTTGATTGAAAATAAAAAATCCTTTGACTTTTCATCAAAGGATTAATTGTTTCTATAAATTCGTAGATTTTTTATTTATTAACTTTTTAATTGCTCGTTAATAGATTCTTGAGAAGTAAACTTACGATTTGGCCAATCATATTTTCTTCTATCTTCAGACCAGTTGTTAATTTTACTAAAATATCCGATAATTCTACTATAGAAGTTGAGTTTTTCTGAACCGCAATCAGGACATTTATCGAATTTTCCTTTATGAACACGACCACATTCTTGGCATTCAATATAGCAAGAATTTAAAGCAAAATGTTCGGCATGATTCTCTACAGCTTTTTGTATGAGATTTTTAGCTTGAGTTGAGGTGATATTACCATCAATATTATTGTGAATAATTGAACCGCCCGTCATAAGAGCGTTTATTTCACCATCTCTTTTCATTTTTTCAGCAAGTGTATAATCTTTCCAAAGTGAACACCATTGATTAGCTAATAAGTTAGGCATTTTAAATTTACGCATTTTTATTTACTCCAAAAAATTAATTTTAATCTATTACATAATCACCGTTTTCATCTGCAAATAATATTTTATTTGCTTTAGCAGCTTTAGGTGAGCCGCCTTCAAATGGAACAGCCTCTAAATTCCAAATCATTTTTTCTCTTTCAGCGATTCTTTGACATTCTTTATTAAAGTATACCAAAAAATCTTTCATATAATCAAATTCTTTATGATTAAATTTGAATTTTAACATTTCATCTGCTTCTACATATCCAGCGCAACCGTATGTAGAAAACATGTGCGACATATTTATAAATCCATTAGTAATCCATGGTTGAGTTCCACATTTTTCTAATTTATGAATTAATACACGATGAGCTTTAAGAATTTTCGTCATTTCTTCAACACGATCTGTGATAATTTTTTTGAAATCGTCATAAGATTCAGCTTCACAAGCACAACGGAAAAAATCTATAGTAACAACACGATGTGATCCTAAAGAAACTTGAGAACCACCAAACGAATTTACACCAGATCCTAATCCAAGCATTTCTGAATCTGAAAGTAATCTACAATTATGAGTAATTATCCCGTTTGCTGGAAAATAATGATTATCTTTTAACTCTAAATCATAAACATTTTGATTATAATTTACTTTTTTTACACTTTTAGCCTTAATCCACTTCATTTTTATTATCCTTCTCTTTATGAGTTATTTTTATGTTATCAAATTGTTTCCATCTTTGTTCTTTTTCTAAAAAAGTTTTAATATCTGATATACCTTTGTTTATATAAATGTATTCTATTTCATTATTTTGCATATATTCAAAAAGTTTATCTCGTCTTTCTTTCAATGATTGTTTTCCACCGCTATATATTATATTATATTTTTTAAGTAATATTGTAGGATTAACCACTTCAAAATTATAGCCAGCTTTATTAGCATATTCTTTAATAATACTATATTTATCAGCAAATTTATACTTTTTTTCATTTATTTTTATCATTGTATAAGCTTTTAATTCATATATATTGTTATCTATAATAAAGTCTGCAAAATAAGTATGCCATTTATTTTTATAATTATATCTTATTTGTGTACTTTCATATTTAAATTCTATATTATTTTCTTTTAAAAAAGAATATATTATGAATTCATTAAAACTACGTAAATATATTCCATTTTTTAAACGTATACTTATACCATAACCCGTTTTTATCGAGAGTCCTTTTTTTGAAACTTTATCTACAAGTTTATCTCTTACACCATCTAAATAGACAATATTATTAGTGCCTCTCATTTTTTGAGATTGAATTTCTTTTAAAGCTTGACCCCTATCACTAGCATAAAAAGCTTTTTTATTGATAGATAAATTAACATGTGCTTCTTCAGAAACATATTTTTTCATATTTGTCCAATTATATTCCTTACAAAAAATATCCCATTGTAAATTATGAGTTAAAAGTACATGTTGAGAAAGATTTGTGGTTATAATACCACATATAGGACAAGTATATCCCTCTTTAACATTTCTTCTATCTTTTCTTTTAGATTCACCTCTTTTTACCCCATTGTGGCTATAAGCTAAATGCGTTCCTAAGCCATTTTTAGTGTTATATTTTTTTCCGCAATGGGGACAAATACATTCTACTCGATTGGCCTCAGTAAATTGTTGCATTTTAACATCTGGATACATTTTCCGAAATTCAGCTACTGTTAAATGATGCATATATACAACATGCATATTTAAATTACCTAATTCTTTTCCACAAATAGGACATCGACATTTTGCCATTAAATTTTCTCCATATCAACAACTACCTATTTATAGAACTGGCAATAAATAATCTTCTTCATTGTTTAGAAATTCTAAGGCCGTTATTTCTTCAATTTCATTGGTTTTAATATTCATAACTTTTAGAATATGATCCGGAGTAACTTTAATAACTTTATCGTTATCAACAGTTATTTCAATTAATTCTTTAAATGAATTTTCTTTTACTAAAACCCCCGTTATTTTAGTTTTTTCAATGGTTAAATCAGATTTTAACGAATCTATCGAATATTCATTAATATTTGTTGTTTGTCCTATGCTTTTTTGATATTTTTCAACAAAATCTTTTATTGAAATAATTATTTCATCACCTTTTTCATTGTATACTTTAATTATTTCGTCACCTGCAAAACAGCAACTAGCTACTTTTGTCCCCGTGGAAAGATACCAATTTTCTTTTGATACATCTTTATGAGATAAATATTCAAGCAAACGATTTTCAGAAGGTGGAATAGATAATTTAGGATTTCCATTTTCATCAATTGTTGTACTTAAATTTATAGTTGTAACAGGAAAAGGAAATTGAAGGCCATTACGTAATGGATCACCTGCATCAAATACATCAATATAAATTTCTTGTAATTCTTCAATATAATCTAACACAAATTCTTTAAAAGCTTCTTTTGTATTTTCTAATCCATTATCTTCAACAACTGCTGCTTTTTTAGGAAAATACCAACCATAATTTTCATCAGATAATAGATTACGTAATTTTTCTCTATCAAACAGTGAAACGTTTGTGAAAGGTGATTCTACAGCCGATCTACTATAGTGGTTTACTGTATAAATAAATTGTTGCATGTGATTTGATACAGCTTTTCTTATTTTTCTATCATTACGTAAATCATCTAAAGTAATACGTTCACGATAGATAGCTAAATTTGCTATATCCATAAAAAATGTTCCTATAGCACAAGCTCCAGCGATATTAAAACTGATTTCACGAATTGTATCACCTAAAGTTGTAACATATGTAGAAATACGATGTGCTGGACCTGAATGTACTTGACCAAAATTACGTCCTTCTGTTACAATTTTAGAAGCATCAATACAATAGCAATTATGTTGTACCATACCGTTAGCATAAAATCTACCAGTACTAGTTGTAATATCATAAACATCTTCTAATTCTTTATTAAAAAATGATGTTTCAGCAATATCATTTCTATTAAATCTATAAATTTTATTAACTTTATTATCTTGTCTACTGTTAATATATTTAGTTTCATATTTTTCAAATTTATTAGGATTAGCTTCAAAAGATCTTTTTAATTTTTCACTTAATTTAATCAGAGGACTATCCTTCAAAACTCTAAATACAAAGCTACATACTAATTTTTTATCTTCACATTGCTTATCAAGGATTTTTTTCAAACCTTTTAAAGATGAATCTTTGTATAAAACATCATATAACTGATTAATAACAGCATATCCAGCCATACGAATAGTTACAAAATTATCAACCACTGATCCATCAGAATCAATTAATCCTGCTAAGAATGCATATTTAGAATCATCTGTCCAAGCATTAAAATTTTCTGGTAAATGCTTTGTATATGAATTTTCTCTGTAAGTATAACCAAACAGATTAGCCAGCATATAATTATAATCATAAGATGAAAAAGAAATACATCTATTTTGTTTGTCATTAAACTTAAACCAGTTGATATTATCAAAGCTTTGTTCTACTTCTTTTTTAACTTTAGAATTATCTATATCATTTTGATAAATTGAAATTCCGTTTCCACCTTTTCTCCAAAACAATCCTTCTTTTCTTTTATCAAAAGTTTTTTTAGAATAATCTAAAGATGCTGCATTGTAATTACCATCACCTAAAAGAAATCCTGAAACATAAGCTAAATGTGGATCAAATTCTAAATTTTTATAAACATCCGGTAAATTTAAATCTTCTTTTAATATTTCATCTTCAATTTTTAAATCTTTAGCTAATTTTTCAGTACCATCAGTCATATAAATCGGATGATCTTCGGTTACTAATGCAAAATCGCCATTATTAGTTTGATATAAAATGAAATCTTTTTCATTCTTGTGTTTTACAATTCTAGTAATATCAACCCAGCCATTGCTCAAATCCCATACTTCAACATGCTGTTTTAAACAAGGTAAATTTTTAATTTTACATTCATTGCGTGTACCTTTAAACTTATCTTTTTTAGAAAGATAAACATTATCCACAACAAATTGATCTTTTAAAGAGGTTGCATCAATAAATTCACCATTTGCATGATGTTCGTACATTTCCCATAATTTTTTCAATGTAACCATACGAATATCATTATAATTAATACGAATTAATATCGAAGTATGTCCATAATAAGAATATGGCTTCAAAATATTCGTTGCGTCATGTAAAAATAAAGACAAATCATACATGGAAGCACAGCATTTTTTAGCTTCGCTTTTACCATATAATTCTTTAAGTGTTTGATAAAGATAATCATAACCTGCCAATTTTTTATAAGGTAACATAGCTTCAGCACAAATACCTTCTGTATTTTTTGAACTTTTATTAGCATTAGCATCTACTGAGACATCATTAACTGTTTCTAGATTACCAAATGTTAGCTTAGAAATTATTGCCAATGGATCAAAATTTTCTTCACCTAAACCATGTAAATCCATAATCTTATTAACTTTATCCTTTAATTCTTCTTTATCTGTAATACCATATTTAGATCTAAGAGATTTTGTTAAGCATTCTATTATGTTTTTACGTGTTCTAGTAGTTCCAGCTTCAGCTAAACTGATATCAACTAATTTATCCATTTCTTCTTGATATGGATTATCTTCATTAATATTAAATTTCGGATAAGTAACTTTAATAGGTTTTTTATTAACTTCAACCATTGTATAATATTCCTTTTTAATTGTTAAATGTTAAAATTCCATTTTCTGAAATTAGTTTGTAATCGCTGTCGTAGAAGTTTTGGTTAGGAGAAGCGAGAATGTACTCGTTGTCTGTCTTCTTTGATTGGCGTAAATTATTGATGTCGAATTTACCGCATTTGTAGTATTTTGCTCCTTTTACTTGTAATTTTTGCACCGTGTCAATGTCATAACCAGTAAAAATACAAATATCATAGTCATCGGATAGTTTTTCTAATAAGAATTTGGTTATATCTAAATTAGAAGAGTATAATGGATCACCGCCAAGAAACACTAGTTTATTAGTATCAGCTCTTTGGCAGAAGTTTATAATTTTGTCTAAAATTTCTTGGTTATTTTCAGCGTATTTTTCTACTTTTTGGAGTAGTGGACTGTGACAACCAGGACAATGATGTTCGCATCCTGTGAAGTAGACGATAACTGCATTTCCTTCTGGTGAAGGGTAGTCAAGAAAGGTCTCTTCTAGTATAATATTATATTCCATCCTTTTTCCTCTTTTTTAACTATTAATTGCTGATAGTATAAGTAAAATCAATACTTTCGACAACTTTCATGTATATTATAGAACATTATTTTTGATTTGATTCTACGTCTTGAAATTTCCAAATCTACTAATTTTTACGGAATGATTTTTTGTAGAAAAAACGCTCTATTTTTGACGATAGAGCGTTAAGATGTTGTATTCGCGAGAAAGTTATATTAATGAGGACGAGGACCAAAATTAATACGTTTTTTGTCTATTTTTGTGATGTTTTCTTGAATCTTTTTTGTTATATCCTTGACTTTCTTTAATTTATCTGTTGACAAATCTTTTTTAGCTAATACAACTTTCTTTTCTAAAGGTTTTTTGATATTTTCTAATTTTTCTTTAGAGTTATTAACAGGTTCTGGTATTTTTTCTTCTTTTATTTTATTTACTGTTGTATTTTCTGTAGAAATTTTAGCATTATTTATAATAGGTTCAAGTTTTTTAATAACAGGTTCTTGTTTAGTTTCTTCTATTAATTGTTCTGGTTCAGGTAATTTTTTCTTTTTATTTTTACGTGTGTTTACAGCTAATATAATAGCTATTTGAAGGTAATCTGTACCAATGATGACTAATATAATAATTATAGTAAGAGCATTTTGTAAGCTATCATAAGTAGTACAATCTTTTTGTGTCAGTTTACATATAGTCATAATAACATTTGCAACTTCGCTTTGATTTTCTACTTTAGATTTTGCTGTGTTTTCGATATTTTCTAAAGTGGCATCAGCATTAGCTAGAGCTTCTTTAAGAGAATTTGAAGCTTTGTTATCTAAAGCTCTTTTTGTATTATTACAGCGGTTTTCAGCATTAGCATTTCCACCAGCACGTCTTAAGCAGTTAGCTAAATCGTTTTTATTCCAAGCTAAAGCTTCTTCATATTCTTTTTTGGCAATAGAAGCTAAATCTTCAGAACGGTTTTGTTTAGTTTGAGCATTTTCTACAGCTTTATTATATTGTACTGTATTTATCATAGCTTGTTTAGTTTCTTCTGATACAAGAGAAGAAAGTTTAGAAAATACACCAACAGCTGAATACATAAATAATAATCCGAGTATAAATGCTATGAAGTATTTTATTTTACGTAAGTTATTCCATTCATCTACTGTAAAGTTAAAAAGTAAAAAACGTCCCATATCAATAGTAAAAAACAGTATAAGAATGAAAGATCCTATACCTGTAAATAATTCAGCCATACCAAAAGCAGTCATAATTGCAGATAATACAGCCATGATAAAGGCAATAGCGAGCATAAATAAGTATTTCATGTGGATTTACTCAAAAAATAAAAAAGTTCCAATAAAGCTATTACCTTATTAGAACTTCATAAATCTCGTTTATCTCAGCCAAAAGCCACTATACTGATAATGGAGAAACAATCATGATAAACGAGTAACACATATAATCTTCTTAAAATCTTTTAGAGAAGAATATGTTGGTCCTTCATGCGTATATACGCTAGTTTGTGTATATCTACGTCCAGGATATTTATTTTTAACTGTATTTATATTATCTGACATATAACCATTACTTTTATCAGTAAATAATTCGTCACCTATTTCCATATTTTCTAGTTTTGTTAGCATACTATCTGCTGAACGTGGTTTTGGCATTAGTTTCTCCTTTTTAACTTTTTATATAATATTTATATTATTATTTACAAATAATGTAAAGCTTTTTATTCTTTTGCACAATTTTCTTTAGCTAAAGCAGCTTGATATTGCTCTTCTGTGTCGATTTGATTACCTTCATTGTCTGTTACAATCATTTTGAAACGCTTGCAATGACAAAATCCAGTAACATGCATATCTCTAGTTTGCTGACAGATACACAATCTTTCTGTATTTGTATCGTTTTTAATAAAGCAAGGACATTGAAAGTTACATTTTTCTACAGCAGCAGAAATCTTTTTGTAAAATTCTTCATCAGGATTTTTGATAATTTGAAAGTGCATGTTTATCTCCATTATTAAATCATTATATATTAGAACCGTTTTTATTATTAGCTATTTTCTAAATATAGTAAAATATTATCAAATTCAATCGGTGTATAAGGCTTAGTATTAGGATATTTATCTGAAGTATCTAATCCGACATGAACTGCTCTAAAACCAAGTTGCTTATATATAGAATCATAATTATTCATATTATGTATATGTCCATACATATGAATTGGTCTACCTATTTTGTTATTAGTTGTAGTATTAAAAGCATGATTATATTCTAATACAGGGTAGTGAAATAAAATACATTCATACAATCTACCATCGTTACCAAATAGTTTTATTGTACGATAATCACTTATTGATTCCCAAATACCCATATTAAGATACTTAGCTTGTACTTTAGCTATATCATGATTTCCTAAAATAAGATGTTTTTTACCTTTAAGACGTAACAATTGTTCTGTTAAAAGTTTAGGATCATATTTTAAAGCTACATCACCTAAAACATATACTGTGTCGTTATCCTTTACAACACTATTCCAATTTGTAATCAATGCTTCATCGTGTTCTTCTATTGTTGAAAAAGGTCTAGGTTTTGTAAATTTTAATATATTACTGTGTTGAAAATGTAAATCTGATGTAAAAAATACCTTACTCACTTTCTAAACCTTTCTTTCATCCATTCATCAAAACTTAATAAATCTTCTTTATCACACTTTTCTATTTCATACTGTTTATATTCTTCTTCATAATCAAAATAGTTATCTTTATTATCTAACACATTATTTCTTTGTAAAGCAAATTCTTCTAACTTTTTATTTTCTTTATATAAACTATATGAAAAATTATCATGTTCATCTTCTTTAAATATTCCAGTTATATAATCTTCTATATTTATTTTTGATAAATCATATCCTAGATATTCTAACACCTTTCCAGCTAATTGATCGTGTATTCCAGAATTAGCATCTATTACATAAATATCATTTAAAATTCCTATACCACGTATAGCTTTATATTTTGTGTTATTTTTAAAATTTACATAATCTTGGATGGAAGGATTTTTAAGTATAGGTGATTTACCTCTAATAGCTGTATCATCTTGTACCATGATTACCTTCTCATCCAATAGCTTTTTAAATTCTTGTAAAAGCTTACTCATTATTCAGCTGTTTCTTGTGCTTCTACTACTTCTTCAATGTCTTGTACCATATCAGCAGCTACAACATCTGTATCTGTTACATTAGGTGTCTGAACATTAAAATCATAGTTAGGAGTATCACTTGTAACCACAGTCAAATTAGATTTTGTACCATACATAACAGCTAAAATTACTAAACCAGCTATAACTGCATCAATTACAAATCTAAGAATAAATTTACATACTTTAAACATTTTCTAAATCCTTTATGTTAATTTCATAATTTTCTACTTTATGTTCTTTTTCATCTATTTCATAAGTCAGGTGTACACTAATCATACCTCCTGATATATACTTTATATCTTCAATTGATATATTCTTGTATTTCTTATGAAAAGCTTTATTAAACCACATAATAATTGTATCTTTGAGATCGTTTTGAATCGCAAAGTATTCGTATACTTTATTTCTATCCATCTATATTCTCACTTTCTGTTCTATAAACAGACATATCTTCAATTGGTTGTGTAACTATTTGCTTTAATAAACCATTTATATTTACACTACTATTGTTTAATACTTCTTGATAGCCTAACTTAACTTTATAATCAAAGTAAGATTCTACACCTTGTACTATTCCAGCTATTAAAAATGTAGCTAATATAATACGTTTATCAGATGTAAACAATAAAACTAAAAATACTATAGTCCACATTTATTCATTTTCCTCCTTTGGAATACCTAAATCATTTATAGTAAAAAGTGGTGATTCTTCTTTTAAATTACGATTATATCCAGTTTTATACACAACAAATCCATTTTCACGTAATTTTTTAAAAATCGTTTCATTTAAAGCATCATATATAAATTTATTAAGTTCTTTTCTACCTTTAAATTTGAATATACCTTCACAATATTCTATACCATATTCTTCTGCTATAGAAATAACTGTATTAAGAAGAAGTTTTTCGATTACATTTCTTTCAGATTTTCTGCGTTCGATTTCTTTTAATTTGTTTTGTTCAGTTTTATTGTATTCGTGTATACGCTCTAAATATTTTTCAAAGAATATTAATGTTTGACCATATTGATGAGGATTTACTTTTTCTGTTGTAACATCACTGTAAAATTTACTATTATCAGAATAACTATGTTCTACTACGACATTCATATCCTCATTTGAACCTATTAAACCACGTATATAATCTATATAAGATTCATTTGATTCACACGTTGTAAAATTAGATGGAACATGGAGTTTATAACATTTTTTAACTTTATATATCAAAAAATTTGATTCATTAGCAGATATTAAGCTTGGTCTAGAATTTACAACATTACGAACTCTATGATAGTTATTAGTAATTATCAAATATTTTAAATTTTTTGTATTAAGTTCTTCAAATATATCTTCGTTTAATTCCATTATATATCCTTCCATACTATATTACGTATAATATAACAGAAAATTTTATATGTAAAACGATTATTTCTTTTTCTGTAAATACTGTTCATATAAGTCATCAAATACAACTGGAATTTTTTCGTGGAACAATTCTAATGTAGGATCCATTATTTCTTTAATACAAGGTCTAGCATGTCCTGTAGCTGCAATAGATGACCGTAGAGAAAGAATATGACGCCATTCTGGAATGTTTGCTATAACGCAAGCTTCGGCTTTTAAACTTTGAGGAAGCATTAAAGAAAGTTGATCCGGTTTTGCACCGAGTTTAGCCATTGCCATATAATTGTCTTCTGCAGTTTGCATAGCTTGTAACCAAATCTTATATTCTTCAGATTCTTTATTAGAAATTTCTATAGGATCTATGAATACTAATTCATTGCCAAATCGACCATTACTATAGTTTGCCCATCTAGTACTTTCAACTGCCCACGTAGAAAGTCTATGCGTTCGTAAATCTTTATATCCAGCAATATTTGTTATGTATTTCATTCCTATTGTTCCACCGAATTCTAACATACTATGGTGTCCAGAATCAAGAAGATTCTTAGCTATTCTTTTTGCAGAATTTATATCATCTGAATCTTTATGAGATTGATAGCATGTTTTAGCGGCATCTTGAATTTTCAATAAAATTTTTTCTCCATTTATTTCACAAAGTGGTTTAATGTTAGATTTTATTATTTTCATTTTCTTTTACCTTTCTATTACAATAACCGAGAAATTTAAATTCCCATCCTATGGTATTTAAAGTTTTTCTATATTTTTCATTAAAATAGTTTATATATACAGTTTTTTGTATAACACCTTTATCTATTTTATGGTTAACTAAATTGTAAGATAAATCATGTTCTATACAAAAATATTTTAAACATCCCTCTATTAAATATTCTTTTTTATTATTATCTATAGCTAAATATCTTTTTGCATTAGAATTTTTATTTCTGGTAGAAGATTTGTTTTTCTTTTTTGTCAACATACCTTTAATTACTAAATTAGCTACTTTTTCACTAGTATCTTTAGTCAAACCAACATTCCAAATAGATTTCTTTTTCTTTTCTTTTTTAGGTTTTTCTTTTTTCATACCTTTGTTCCAAGGTATTCTTCCTTTATACCAACTTCCTCTTTCGAATCCTTCTGGAGGTTCTTCATCAGGTAACACTATTATATTTTTTATTCCATTATTATAAATTTTGGATCCTTTTACACTAGGATTGTTAGTTACAAAAATACTTTTTTCTTTCATAACTTCAGACATATGCTTTTTCCACTTTTTATCATGTGGAATATGTTTTCTACCTTTAAGTATTTCAGACATGTGTTTTTTATGTTCATCTGTATGATGCTTACCTGTAAAATTTAAATAATTTACATCATTACCATATCCCTTCGTCATGAGATTATATTCAGCTTTTTTATGTCTTTTATATAAGGCTATTATATTTTCTTCTATTTCTATGATTCTTTTTCTGTCATATACTTTATCAACTATGATATCTTTTTTGAAATTTTCTTTACCGTATTTCTTGATAGCTTTTTTAATAGCTGGTCCACTACCATAATAATTTTTATCTCTTTCAGCACTAGAGTGTTTACTTCGACCTATATACGTTTTGTTGTTTATGAGATTAGTTATTCTATAAACATAAAACATTTTAATTCTCCGTGTCAATTTCTATTAATTCTACACCAGCTTCTTTAAAAATTTCTTTTGATAAAGTTGTCGATTCAATCCACCTTTCAGGTATATCTTGTTTTGGAATAATTACTTTTTTAATACCGTGTTGAATAATTAGAGAAGCACAATGTGCACAAGGTGGTAAACCACTAACATATAAAGTACAATCAACTAAATCATCTTTACAAAAAGACATAGCATTTTCTTCAGCATGTAAAATGATTTTATATTTTATTTCTTTATTTTCATATCGTTTAACTGTATCTTTTACATTCATAGGAAAACCATTATATCCAGTAGATACAATGCGGTTATATTTATCTACTATTACTGCACCTACTTTTGTACTAGGATCTTTTGACCAGTTTGATATAAATGCTGCTAATTCTATAAAGCGTTTATGCCATTTTAACTCTTTATTTGTCATTTTATTTTCCTTTCAGCTTAATATTCTTCAATGATTCGAAATGACGTTCATAAACATGTAAGCTATTAGCAATGTGATCCATATAACCAACTTCTAAATCAGAATAAATTTTAAGTAATTCATTATACATTTTCATATAAACTTCACAGAAAAAAGCTAAATCGTTGAAGAATCCGAAGTATAGATCATTTGATCTCATACTATTTATTACATATAGTTTATTATTACGAATGAAGAACTGTTGATAAAATGTACATGTGAAATCTGACATACCATTACGATTATAATCAATATTATA